TAAAGACGTAGATCTAATCGTTAAGTTTGAAGATAAGCTTAAATTGATTGAACTTGTGTATGCTATGTCATATTCTGCCAAAGTTAATTATGCTGATACATTTGGAGTAGTAAAACTCTGGGATATCATTACACACAACTTCTTAATCAATCGGTTTAAAGTCATCACGCCAAAAGAAAATATTCCTGCCATTCCATATAAGACTGTTGGAGCCCTGGATAGTCTTGAGGAACAAACATCTTTCGCTGGTGCTTATGTAAAAGTACCTCAGACCGGAATGCATGAATGGGTAGTGTCATTTGACTTGAATAGTCTTTATCCACACTTAATCATGCAGTATAATATATCACCAGAAATGTATGCAGGCCAAATGCCAGGTGAGATTAATGTTGATACGTTCTTAACTGGTGAAGCTGCTGATTGGAATACTGATTACATCAAGACAGCTAATCGTTGCTTATTTAGAAAAGATAAGCAAGGATTCCTGCCAGAGCTTATGGAACAGTATTATAATATGCGTACTGTCTATAAGAAAAAGATGATTGAAGCTCAGAAGCGATATCAATTAAATAAATCATATGACTTGGAGAAAGAGATCTCTAGGTACAACAACCTACAACTTGCATTTAAGATCATGTTGAATTCAGCTTATGGCGCACTTGGTAATAGCTACTTCCGATATTATCAGTTGGCTTTGGCAGAATGTGTAACTTTGTCCGGCCAAGTCACCATTCGTTGGATTGAGAATAAGATGAACCAATACCTAAATAGTTTGCTTAAGACTAATGGTAAGGACTACATCCTTGCGTCTGATACTGATTCAATCTATATTCGTTTAAGTGAACTTGTAAATCACGTGTATCAAGGCGAGACTGATAAGACTAAAATTACGGACTTCTTGACAAAAGTTTCTGCTGAAAAGCTTGAACCATTCATTGATAAGTGCTATCAGGAATTGGCAGACTATACCAATGCTTATGCACAGAAGATGAAGATGAAACGTGAATCAATTGCAGATAAGGGAATTTGGACCGCAAAGAAACGTTACATCCTAAATGTGTATGATTCTGAAGGAGTACGATATGCTGAACCTAAACTCAAGATCATGGGCATTGAGGCTGTTAAGTCTTCTACTCCTCAGGCATGCCGGGAGTCTATTAAGAAAGCTCTTAAGATTATCATGACCCAGGACAATAAAGCTTTGATTGAATACATCAAGAGCTTTAAGCAAGATTTTATGCATCTTCCTTTTGTAGACATTGCATTTCCTCGTGGCTGTAATGGTATAAATAAATATGTAGACCGTAGTGGAATCTACAAAAAGGGTACACCAATTCATGTTAAAGGTGCCCTCATCTATAATCACTTCGTCACGAAGCACGATCTTACTAAAAAGTATAGATTAATTGGTAATGGTGAAAAGATTAAGTTCTGTCACTTAAGACATCCTAATCGCTTTAACATTGAAGTTATCTCATCGCCCGATGACATTCCAAAAGAGTTTGACATCATTTCTTTAATTGATTACAATACTCAATTCGAAAAAGCTTTTCTTGAACCTCTGAATGGTATTCTTGAAAAAATTAATTGGGTTGCTGAAGAAAACACAACCGCAACTATTGATGATTTCTTTTCTTAATAAGGATAAACTATGAGCAATTCTTTTTTTAAAAATCTAGTGGAGCAAATCAAAGATGAAGACACAAGCATCGTTGCTGATGGCCAGGGTTCTGCAGAGTATAGTGGATGCATTGATACTGGTTCCTATATTCTTAACGCAGTTCTTAGTGGTAGTCTTTTTGGCGGTGTGCCAAATAATAAAATTACTGCTTTCGCCGGTGAATCGGCTACAGGAAAAACTTTCTTCGTACTTGGAATCGTCAAAGCATTTCTAGACGCAAACCCTGATGCTGGTGTTATGTACTACGACACCGAAGCAGCAGTCACCAAGTCAATGATGGAACAACGTGGTATTGATACTAAACGAGTAATCGTTGCTGAGATGGATACCATTCAAAAGTGTAGGACCCATGCAATCAAGACTCTTGAATATTATGAAAAATCAGGTGAAAGTCGTCCTCCATTTATGATGGTGCTTGATTCCCTGGGTCTTCTTTCTACAACAAAAGAAATGGAAGATATTACTGAAGGTAAAGAAACACGAGACATGACGAAAGCACAAGTCATTAAGGCTGCTTTCCGAGTGCTTACTTTAAAGCTTGCCAAAGTAAAAGTTCCATTGCTTGTGACTAATCACGTATACGCAGCAGTAGGTGCATACGTACCAACTAATGAAATCTCAGGTGGGTCAGGACTTAAATATGCTGCTTCTACTATCGCCATGCTTTCCAAGAAGAAAGAAAAAGATGGTAACAATGATGTGATTGGTAACATCATTAAAGTTAAGATGCACAAATCACGGTTATCGAAAGAAAATAGTCAGGTTGAAGTACGTCTATCCTATGATAAAGGCCTAGACCGATACTATGGACTACTTGACTTAGCTGAATCACATGGTATAATAAAGAAAGTATCTACACGCTATGAGTTGCCTGATGGAACTCGTGTGTATGGTAAGGAAATAAATAACAATCCTGAGAAGTACTTTACACCAGAAATGCTTATGGTGCTTGAGGATTGCGCAAAGAAAGAATTCACATATGGTCAACAACCTGATGATGGAGAAGTGAATGACGATCGAGAAGACGATTCTATCTAACTTACTCTTTAATGAGGAGTTTACTCGTAAAGTACTTCCGTTTCTTAAAGCGGAGTACTTTCGAGACAATAGTCAACGATTAGTCTTTAAACTAATTGATGCGTACACAATCAAGTATAATACTGTTCCTTCTAAGGAAGCATTGAGGATTGACCTTCAAAATAAAACCGATGTAACAGAAAGCCAGTTTAAAGATTCAAATGAAATCATTGATGCATTGGACGTTGATAGTAAAACAAGTTTACCTTGGCTCATCGAGCACAGTGAAAAGTTCTGTCAAGATCAGGCATTATTCATTGCAATCTCAAAGTCTATTAAGTTAATCAATGGCGATGAGAAAGTTGACATCTCTAAAGGATCTATTCCTGAGCTATTATCTGATGCACTATCGGTTTCTTTTGACACTAATGTTGGCCATGATTTAGTTGATGATTGGGAAAAGCGATATGATCTTTATCATACCAAAGAAAACAAAGTACCATTCAACCTTGAATACTTTAATAAAATCACCAAGGGTGGCTTAAGTAATAAAACTTTGAACATCTGCTTGGCAGGCACTGGTGTGGGTAAGTCAATGTTTATGTGTCACTGTGCCGCAGGAAACTTATTGGATGGTTTGAATGTTCTATACATCACATTGGAAATGGCAGAAGAAAGAATTGCAGAACGTATTGATGCAAACCTATTGAATGTAGCAATCGATGAACTATCTGTCCTGCCTAAAGATGTGTATGAGAAAAAGATTGCAAGGATTAAAGAAAAGACTGTTGGCCGATTGATTATCAAGGAATATCCAACCGCATCAGCAGGATCTTCTAACTTTAGGTACCTCCTGAATGAATTAAAGATTAAAAAGAACTTTAAACCTGATATAATCTATATCGATTACTTGAACATCTGTTCATCCTCCAGGTTGAAGGTTGGTTCCAATGTTAATTCGTACATGTATGTCAAGGCAATCGCCGAGGAGATTCGTGGCCTTGCTGTAGAGTTCGATGTACCTATCGTTAGCGCTACTCAAACAAATAGAACAGGTTATACCAACTCTGATGTTGGACTTGAAGATACATCAGAATCATTTGGCCTACCAGCAACGGCCGACTTCATGTTTGCCATTATCAGTAATGACCAGTTGGCTGGTCTGAATCAGATCTTAGTTAAACAACTTAAGAATAGATACAGTGATCCAAATAACTACAAAAAGTTTGTTGTAGGTGTTGACAGATCGAAGATGAAATTATACAATGTTGAACAAAGCGCTCAACAAGATATTATTGACGATTCCCATAGAACTAGTGTAAAATCTAAATTCGACAAATCAGCATTTGAGGACTTTACGTGAACATCTTTTTCTTAGACTATGAACCACAGCGATGTGCAGAATATCATTGCGATAAACATGTTGTTAAGATGATTATTGAATATGCTCAGTTGATGTCAACTGCTCATCGCTTGCTCGATGGTAAGCAATATATAGATAATAGTTCAGGCCGTAAGATTAAGCGTTGGGAGCTTGGTGATAACCGAGAAAATATTATCTATAAAGCATCTCATATTAATCATCCATCTGCTATTTGGACACGACAAGATGCAAGTCATTACACATGGTTGCTTACTATGTGGAAACACTTATTGAAAGAATATACATATCGTTATGGTAAGCAACATAAGACTGGTGAACTTGAATTTGCTTTGTCTCGGTTGCCACTCAATATTCCAATTAAAAGTCTATTAATCAAAGAACCTCCTCAAGCTATGCCGGAAGATTGTAAGACAAATGGTGCTGTGAATGCTTATCGGCAATATTACATTATCAAAAAGAATGGATTTGCTCGATGGACTAATCGGGAAATTCCAAGATGGTACTCTG